GTTCTTCGATATTGAATTCACGGAAGTGAACGCAGTAACGAACAAGATGGTCTTCGAGGCGACACCACTTGCTAAGAAAGCGCATGGGATCACAGCAGGTGTTTACAATCCAACGTTTGACGAACTGATGCAGTACTCAGATTCTCTACAGAAGTTTCTAAGAAAGTATCCAGAGGTGGAAACACACGTCAATACTTTGTATGGTCAGACACGATCTGCATCCAGACACGCTGGGGGGGTTGTTGTTGGTGAGAACCTGGACAAGTGGATGCCGTTGATTAACTCTGGAGGCGTACGTCAGACTCCTTGGTCTGAGGGGATGAATGTAAGGCATCTTGAACCGATGGGGTTTATTAAGTTTGACATCTTGGGTCTTGCCTCTCTGCGAATGATGGAGGATGCCGTTCGCCACATCCTTGTACGACACGAAGGGTATACCGACCCCACCTTTGAAGACATCAGAAATTTTTATGAAGAGAAATTGCATCCTGAGAAGATTGACTTGAACGATAGGGAGGTATGGGAAAATGTATTTCACGAAGGAAGGTGGGCAGGAATCTTCCAGTTCACCGAAGCTGGTGCACAGTCATTCTGTAAGAATGCTAAACCAAATAATATTACGGACCTTGCTGCCATTACTTCTATATATCGCCCTGGTCCGCTTTCTGCAGGTGTTGACAAGATGTATGTCGGTGCTAAAGAGAACCCCGAAGATGTAGAATATCTCAACGCTCAGGTACGCGAAGTGACCGAGGAGACCTACGGGTTTCTTATATTTCAAGAGCAGATTGCAATGCTCGCTCACAAGTTGGGCAAAGACCTGTCTCTTGACGAGGGCAATAAGTTGCGTAAGATCTTGACTAAAACGGGTACCGGATCAGCAACAGTAGAGAAAGATAAGATCTACGATAAGTTTCGTAGAGGATGTATAGAGAAGGGAATGAAGCAGCATGAAGCAAAGGAACTTTGGGAAAAGTTTGAATATTTTTCTGGATATGGTTTCAACAAATCTCACGCTGTCTCCTATTGCGTTCTTTCTTACCAATGTGCTTATCTTCTTAACTATTATCCTGAATGCTGGTTGGCAGCATTCTTGGACAAAGAACCAGATAAAAGAAAAGAGCGAGCGATCAATGTAGCGAAGTCGTACGGGTACAAAATCGAACCACTGAACGTGAACACATCAGGTATCGTGTGGGAGATTAGTGAAGACGGGAAGACTCTCATACAACCCTTGTCATCTATCAAGGGTCTTGGGACAACCGCCATCGCACAAATAATGAACAACCGTCCGTTCAAAACGATAGAGGACTTTCTTTTTAATGATGACATCGTCTACTCTAAGTTGAACAAGAAAGCAGTTGACGCACTCACTAGAGCACAAGCACTCAACTGCCTGATGGACGAAAGATTCTCAGGGTTGAAGCACTTTTGGACAGCGATCGCTATCGAGCGTCCAAGAAAGAAGAAGAACCTTGATGAGAACATTGTATTGTATGAGGCAGAGGGGGACTTTACGGAAGAGGAGAAATTGCAACACCTTGTCACACTTACAGGCATCTTCCCAGTAAGTGCCGTTGTCAGTGAACAGTTGCAGGCACTGTTCGAAGAGAAAATGATACCTCCCATTTCCGAGTTCGATCCCGAGTTGGGTGTTTGTTGGTTTATTCCAAGAGAAGTCTTGCAAAAGAAGACAAGAAATGGTAAGGTGTTTTATGTAGTGAAAGTTGTGGATTCAAACTCAGAGGAGAACACTATCAAGTGTTGGGGAGTAGACCCAGCGAAAGACAAGGTTTATATTAACAGACCTTACATGTCTAGACTTCAGTGGGATCCTCAGTGGGGGTTCAGTACACGGTCAGTTAGAAGAAACTTTAAGATTTTAGCATAGGAGGTATCATGGTAGAGAAAAAGAGAACTATATTTTGCGATATAGATGGGACGATATTCAAGTATCGCAAATTTGAAACGATAAAGACGACAAAATCAGAGTTTACACCAGGTGCACTGGAGAAACTCAAGCGTTGGAAGAGGGATGGGTGCATGATTGTTTTCACAACTGCCCGCCCTGAAGATCTTAGAGACCACACCGTTAGGGAACTTCTCACTATGGGTGTACCGTGGGACAAGTTGGTGATGGGCATCGAACGAGGACCAAGGTATCTTATCAACGATATGGATCCTGCAAAATCAGGATTAAGAGCAATCGCCTATAGTATTGAGCGAGACAGAGGATTAAAAAAGGTAGTCGTGGGAGCGACAGAGGAGATACACAGAAGATGAGTATGGAAGCGGATTACGTTAAAGTTTTTAGGACCCGTCCAGAAGCAAAGTTGCCAACGAGAGCACACAGAGGTGATGCAGGTCTGGATATTTACTTTTGTCCACTAGAGGGCGCAGCAGTCAGGGTTAAACCAGGGCAGAGCGTTCTCCTGGAGACAGGGGTGAAGGTTGAAGTGCCACCAGAGTGCATGTTCCAGATTATGAATAAGTCTGGTATCGCGTCAAAGGCACAGTTGATCACTGGTGCTTGCGTTGTCGATGAGGGGTATAATGGGGAGATATTCGTCAACCTCCAGAACATAGGTAAGGACATTCAGTTTATCGAACCTGGACAGAAAATCGCCCAGGGAGTTTTTGTGAGAATTGAAAAACCTGTATTGTGGGAAATCAAAGAAGACAATATATACGGCAAGAAGACTGACCGAGGCACAGGCGGATTAGGTTCTACAGGGTTGACATGAGTGCCAAGAGAAAACTAAAAAGAGCAAAGCAAAAGCAGTCAAAGAAAGACGTTCAAGTTGCGCTTGGTTTGTTTGATAAAATACCAGAACATTGCTTGACTTGTCACGAACCCTATGATAGAATGAATAGGGAACAAGTAACGTCCTGGCGAGTCGTGGTCAGAGAAGAGGAAGAAAGAGTAAATCTTTATTGTCCAGATTGCTGGGGTAAGGCAACAAATCTCATTGAAGAGATTAGAAAGGAAACAGGAAATGAAAAGACAAACTAACAGTTTTGATGATGTGTTGCTTGTCCCACAATACAGTGATATCGAATCACGGTCAGAGATCGATCTAACTAGGCAACTGGGTTCGGAGAAGTATTCGATTCCTATTGTCTCAAGTCCGATGGACACGGTAACTGGATTAGCAATGTCAAATGCTTTTTCAGAACTAGGCGGACTAGCGATAACTCATAGGTACTGTAGCGCCGTCGATCAGTCGAAGATGACACCATCACATTCTGCTGCTGCTATAGGTGTAACTGGGGACTTTATGGAAAGAATCGACTTTCTTAATAAAGATTCGGGGATCACTACCTTTTGTTTGGATGTTGCCCACGGACACCATGTTCTAGTCGAAAGGGCCCTAAAAACAATCAGGGACAAATATGGGTCAGGGTTGAATATTATCGCTGGCAACGTCGCCACCCCGAAAGGATATTTAGCGCTTTCGAACTGGGGTGCAGACGCAGTGCGTGTCGGCATCGGCGGCGGATCAATCTGTTCCACTAGGATACAAACAGGGCACGGAGTCCCGACTTTTGAATCTGTTTTAACTTGTAGTTATGAGGACGGTGCAGCAATCATTGCCGATGGGGGAATCAAGACCGCCGGTGATATTGTCAAGGCACTGGCCGCAGGCGCAGACTTTGTTATGCTTGGATCAATGCTGGCAGGCACGGATCAAAGTCCCGGTCAGGTGTTCCAGGGCAATGACGGTAACAAATACAAAGTATACAGGGGAATGGCATCAGTTGAGGCACAGACAGACTGGCGTGGCGAAGCAAGATCCTTGGAGGGTATATCTACAACAATAACCCATAAGGGTTGCGTTAAAGAGATAATCCAAAGTCTGCTACAGAACGTCAGGTCTGGTTTATCATATTCGGGCGCGAGAAACGTAACTCAGTTACAGGCAAGGGCAGAGTTCATTGTCCAGTCGTCTGCCTCTCAGATAGAGAGCAGTACGCACATTTTGAGAACGAGATGAGTTATTACTGCTACGGGAAGGAGGACAAGAAGATAACCTTTGCTGACACCGATGGTCGCCACGCAGAGTTGAGGTTGAAGTTGCGTCGAGATGGAATCAGTCAAGTTGACTTTTTCAAATCGATGATTACGGGTTATATAACCAATGACCCGAACATACTAATGTATATTACCAAAGTAAAACAGGAGAAAGGTAAAATTGGAAAAAAGAAAATTGCTAAACAAAATGAAGACATTAAACAAGGAAATCAGACCCTTCAAGATCTTGGGATCACCGAAAGGGATATTGACTTTGTCTTTGATTTGATTGAAAGCGGAGACGATGAGATACAATGAGTACATTACCAGAATGCGCAGAGATGTGCGAAAATAAGAATGTTTCTTGCCCTAACAAAGAGTGTAGGATGTGGATAGACCACGAGCAAGAAAAGAACTGTTGCCTGATTTCTATCAAAGAAAAACAGATCAAAAGTGCTGGAAAATCTCTAACTTTACATGAGACAGGAGAGCGCTTGGGTATCAATTATCTTAAGGTAAGACAGATAGAAATGGCGGCATTGAGAAAACTATCAAACAAAATAAAAGTTCAAGATCTTTTCGAAGAGATTAAAGACTAATTTAATATAACTTTTGGGAAAAAATAATCCTATTTATTACTGTTAACACAAAACCCATTTTGTTAAAAGGAGAATGACATGTCAGATAACAAAAAGAAAGCACTCTTAAACGAGGCAACCACGAAGCGTTTTTGGACTCTTGCAGGACTTAAACCAATCCATGAGAAAGCATACCTCTTTCAAGAGGAAGAGGAACTCGATGAAATGCGAGCCGCCAAGGAAGACGACAAAGAAGAGGTAGATGAAATGAAGGCACCTCAAGGCAGCGGAATCAGAGGTGTTTACTCTGACAAGTCCGATGACGATGATCACGAACCGACGACGAAGAAAGTTGGTACGAAAGGATCAACAGTTACAACTGCCAAAGCGCGTAAGATGAACGAGGAAGACCTCGAAGAGATGG